GCCGACGCCATCCTTGCATTCATGCGTGAAACCATCCCGCAGGAATGGACGAAATTTCGCGACAAGGTGTCAGACAACTTCCGCGTCATAACCCACGAGAAATTTCGGGTTTTAGAGTAGAAGCTGTATATTAAAATAAATCAAAGAAAATAATTTGACATAGTACGTCGCGGTGGAAACCTCCGCTTTTCAATCTTTGCAAGCGACATTGCTATAGAATGTGCCGTTCCATCACGATTTCTGCGAAATGTGCTCATCTTACTGGCTCCACGTGAAAAAACGATTCCGGCGCTCGCTGCCGCCGCGGCTGCAAACGGCCCTCCGAAATGAGCACCCAGCGCTGCTGATGCAACAGTAGCGGCCGTCTCAAATGCGAATATTGCTCCAGAACTAAAGCGATCTCGACCAATTTGTAGCTTAACGTCCTCTAATTCAGATTCAACTCTACCACGTGCCTGCGCAAGTCTATCAGTCAATAATTCTATGTTGAAAATATCTAAATCCAAGTTCATATCATTAGTTATCTCTTCAAAATACCTCCAAATACTTTGTCTAATTTCTCTATACTCATCACGTATCTTCATAAATTCCCGTATATCGCATTGCCCAATGTTATTTGGAACCAACAAGTCCATTGTGCTTTGCAGCAATCTAAAACTATCTACGCGCTGTGGCCGGGAGCCGTCAAAAAGATGATCTGTGTAGTTTGTTCCACCAAAGGTAATGCTTGGCAAGCCCTCCACAAGTGACGCCTCCCTCGCCATTCTCGTCAGCACAAAGTCAGCCAATACAGGATGACACAAAACACCATTATGCTCAACAATCTCTCCTGTAACAGGATTTTTGAATTGACCAACCCTAAGAGCTATTCCATCTCTGAAGAACATTTCCCGGAAATTTGATGGGAATTTTTCCTCAGCGAGATATTTCCAATTTTTTTGGACCAACGAGAAAATATTTCATCATCTTGACCAGGATTTACGTGACCACGCTTATCAACATGAATCAGCGCCAAATCTCCATCCTGTTCGATTTGTTCAAATAATTTCTCAATAAGGCTTTCTGTAGCTTGCGCGACGCCATCCCTATTCATCCAAGCTGAGTATCGATGAGTGGGGTCTTTAAATTTAATAAGGCTATCATCAATTTGTAAAATTTCCTCAACATGCCGACGCCTTTGCACGCCACGCTGGTCAATTTTAGGGACAATAAGCGAAACAGTGTCACTGAATAACAAAAGGCACCTCAGCCTTTCTTGGCTCGGTGTATAGTGCGGATAGTAAAGCATAATTTTTCCTTATCGTCTTCTGAGGCAACGGAGATGCATTAGACGCAGCTACGAAAAAATACACGAAACCAAATCACCCGTAAGCGCAAGAACTTCAAAGTAGCTCAATCAAGAGTGGCAGCGGAGTCCCACGGCAGGTTTTGAGGTCAAGAAGAGAGGCCTCCCACTGATCAGCCCCAGACGTCTTCACTGCAGTCCGCGCGCGCTACAACACACCGGGCAAGGAGCTTGGCAATCGCTGGACTGGCTCCGACCCCGTTCTAACCAGAGCGAACGGCAAGCTCAGCTGGCCAGTGCAGACGCACCCGCGCAGCCCACTTGAGCCGGACCCCCCACATTGGATCAACGCCTCGATTTAGCGAGATCAGATCAAAGGTTCCGGGATCGCGCCCTGGCTTGACCTGCTTCACCCACGCGAGACCCTCGGCATCCTCGCAAACGCACCGATGGCCCAGCACCTCGTCCGGCACGCCCAGCGCTTCGCGGGTGTAAAATAGCAGGTCGCCGTTCGAAAAGAGCGGCTCCATGCTGTCACCAGACACCTCTACCGCAACGATGCCGTGATGGCTGAGGCCTGGCGGGCACTCCACTTGGGGGCCATCGCCCTTTTCGAACACATCGACCAGCGGGACGCGTGCTCCAGCGCCGACCTTGCCAGCGATTGCGACGGTCGGCCGGCCACTGACGCCTGCTGTTGCGCGCGCGAGGATCTCATCGATCGTCAAGCCGAGCACGGCGGCAATTTTCGCTGCATTGTGAAGGGTGGGACCGCGACCGCTGCGCTCGAAGAGCTTCCGGATCGATGAATTGTCGAGCCCGGCACCCACCGCCACCCCTGCCGGGGTGAGATCGGGGCGCTCATCAAAAACCCGCCTGAGCCCCTGGACGAAAGGCGCCTCATCCCCATCAGACTGCGATTTTGATTTTTCCTGTGGCATAGCTAAATCATCTAGGAATACTGTCTTTTGTGCTATCGGAATAATGTCCTTGCTTAAACAGGACATAAATCCTATCACTGCCCCCATGATCAAACAGCTCCTCTTGGAAGCGGAAGCCTATTGCGGCGCGGCGGGCATCAAGCTCGCCACGCTGGGCTATTACGCGACAAACGACACCCGGCTGTTTGCCCGCCTCAAATCCGGCGGCGAATGCCTTCCCCGCACCGCAGAGAAAGTTCGAGCATACATATGCGCAAATCCGCCCAAGCGCGCGGAGCGGGCAGCGTGATCCGTCTTTTTTTCCCTGCGTCCCACACTCCCCCCTCCGGCGCGAGGAAACAGAGCGGCGAGGCGTTCACCCCATGACCCTGCCCCACCCCCAAGATCCCAACTCGCTTCGTGAGGCCGTCTTCGAAGACTTCACCGCCGCTGGGCGCAAAAGCGTCGCCGCGGCGCTGGGCGTCGCGTCTGGCACCCTGTCGCGTTATGAGGATCTGGGCGAGAACGGTCTGCGCATCCCCGCACAGCTGGTCGACCAGTTCTGCCGGATGTTCCACGGCGCACCTGCGGCCATCATCGCGCGGCACTTTGCAGCCGTCGCGGGCGGCGTATTTGCACCCGCCACCACCGCGCCCAGATCGCCCACCGAGGCATGCTCTGCCATCGCCGCCGGCGCCGCGATGCTGACGGGCCAGCCGCTCGCGGCGATAGACCCCACCGGCCTCGGCGGTGCTGCGCTGACGTCTGCCGAGCGCGCGCAATTGCCCAAGCGCGCAGCATGAGGCCGCTTGATGAATGGCAGGGCCGCACGACGCTTGAGGGGTTCACCGGGCGCACGCCGCCTGAGATGACCGCCGCCATCACCAGCCTCGACGCCTATGTGCGCGCCTTTGCTGAGGACGCAGCGCTGGGCTGCCATGAGCCGATGAGCCCCGCTGAGCGCGAGGCCTGCGGCCGCCGCCGCGCCCAATTGCATGAGGCCAGCCTGCGCGCCCAGCGCGCCGCGGTCCGATCCAAACGCTGACGCCTTTGCCCATCATCCATGAGGACCGCGCTCCATGACCGATGAAACCGCCACCGACGACGCCTCAAACACCACGGTTCACGCCTCGCAGCTGCGCTCGATCATCGAGCGAATCGAGCGGCTTGAGGAAGAAAAAAAGGAGGTCCACGAACAGATCAAAGAGGTCTATGGCGAGGCCAAGGGCAACGGGTTCGACACCAAGATCCTGCGAGCGGTGATCAGCCTGCGCAAGAAATCCTCGGATGAGCGGTCCGAGGATGAAGCAGTGCTCGACCTCTATCTGCAGGCGCTGGGCATGCTGCCCGCCTGACCCATACCTGCCAGCCGTAACCGATGGAGACCGCAATGAAAGACCCGTGGGCAAAGTTCGAAACGTCGCTCTCGCCGACCGTGATCGCGCGTCTTGAGGCTGCCGAGGCGGCGGATGCCGCACCTCCCCCGCCGCCCATAACCGCGACGCCATCCGCGCCCGCCCAGCGCGATGGCGATGAATACCCGCTGCCGATCGGGGCGCGGCTCAGGGGCGATTGGTATCCGTTCTACATTGATCGTTTCCTCGGATCGCGGTTGGTCTCAACCATGGATCGGGATGCGGCGTTCGTGTCGATCGTGCTGTGGACCGCAGCGATGCGGCAGGACCCGGCGGGCACCCTGCCCGACAACGACGCCGAGCTGGCGCACTTGGCCGGGTTTGGGCGGGACATAGACGGCTGGCTTGATGTCCGCACCCGCGGCGCCCTGCGCAAGTGGCGGCCCTATCTGTGCCTGAGCAGCAGATCGGGCGAGGCCGAACAGATCAGGCTTGGCCACCCGGTCGTGGCCTTGGTTGCGCTTGATGCGGTGACCCGGATTCATGAGCAGTCCGAGCGCGGTCGCCGCGCCGCTGAGCGCGCCTTGGCATCGCGCATGCGCAAGCTGATGAAGGACGCAGGCGCCCATGCGGGCCTGACGGAGCGGGTTGATTTTGTGGACGCGATGATCGCCGATCTGAAGCAGCACGCGCGGCGCTGGAACACGTCAACGGTGCTCGAGGCGATGCAACGCCTCGATGCGGGGAGGGCCGGGCCAGTGATCGGCATGCGCCGGCGCGAATAGCCGTTTTTCAAAGCTGTTGCGCCGGTGTTGCGCAACTGTTGCGCGCAACAGTTGTGCACCTACAGGACCCCACCCCAACCCAGAATAAAAACCCTTAAAGCCCCGCAACAGCACGCGCCCCTGCCGGCCGCCGCAAATGTCTGAGAACAGGATGGCGCATGCTCGACAGTCCCGACCATGCCAAGACGCCGCTCCCGCCCAGCGCGCAGGAGATCGCCGACGTGATCGGTCGGGACAGGGCGCTGTTTCTGATCGGGCAGCTGCCAGTGTCTGGACGGCGGTCATGGCGGCGGGTGCTCTACATCCCCAAAACGATGCCCGTCGATCACCCGCTGGTGCGCCTCATGGGCTGGCACGACGCGGAGAAGCTGCGCCGGTGGTTCGGGGGCGAGATCCTGCAGCCGTCCAATTGCAGCCATGTCGCGCGGGCGTGGCGGGATCGGGTGATCCACGCCCTTGCGCGCGCCGGGCTCAGTTCGGCGGAAATCGCCGAACGCGTCGATGCAGCCCAAGACGTGGTTCGCAAGGTCTTGGCCGCGGGAAATCCGCCAGAGGCCTCATAGCGAATTGCGCGCGAAGATCCCTTGGACACCATCAAACACAGGGTGAGTTCCCGATGAGCTTTAGCGAACGATTGGAAGCCGGGGTCGTGGCGATCGGCGTGTCTTTGGTCGTGGCGGCCGTGTCGGCGACCGGATGGGTCATCCGCCGCGTTCTGACCAATGAGCAGCAGATCAAGATGCTGCAACGCGAGATCGAGGGGCGCGACGCCCTGCGCGCGGAGGACCGGGCTGCATTGGGCGAGGTGCGGACTGATGTGCGCGAGATGCGCGCCGAAGTGCGGATGCTGTGTCGGAGGGACGGATGATGGAAATGATCGAAGCGAGCCACTGGAAGGCGGTTGAAACCTCCACGTGGCGCTGGCCCAACTTCAGCCCTGCCGAGCTCGCCTCCAAAGGTGACGGCTCGATCAAGCTGTCATGCGCCTCGCTCGACAAGCTGCAGGCGCTGCGAGAATGGCTGGGCGTACCGCTGATCGTGACCAGCGCCTATCGTGATCCGGAGCACAACCGGCGCGTTGGCGGGGCGAAGCAAAGCCAGCACTTGCTGGGGCGCGCCTTCGACATTCGCGTCGACAACGTAGATCCGCAGGTCCTGATCGAGGCGGCGCGCGAGGTCGGGTTCACCAGCTTCGGCACCTACCCGCACAAGGGCTTCGTTCACATCGATGATCGGACCGAGGGCATCGCCAGCTGGGGAAAGCCATTTCCTGAGCGTGTGGTTCGGTTCGCGCCCGAACAGATGGCGCGGCCCAAGACCCAAGCCCTCAGGGAGGGAGGGGCCGTGACGCTCGCTGTGACGGCCGCTGAGCGGGTGGTGTCTGACGCCGCGCCTCTGCTGCCCGAGCATTGGGTGGCAGGCGCATTCACCGTCCTGGGGCTGGTGTCGCTGGGCGTGGTGCTGTGGCGCGCCTTCGGGCGACGCGGGGTGGTGGAGTGATCCCCTCAGCGTTCTTCGCGCTGTGGTCGATGGTGCGCGGCAGCTGGGTGGGCCGCGCCGCGGCCGCGCTGGTCGCTGCCGGCATCATCGGGCACATCCTCTACTGGCGCGGCGCGCGCGAGGGCCGGCGCGACAGCCGGGCCGCCATCAATGAGCATGAGAGGAAGCGGGTCGATGAGATGCAGGCGCGGGTCGATGTGGCTTGGGAAAATAACCTTCGCCCTGATCGCAATGTCGATGAGCAGCTGCGCGAGCATGGGCGCCTCCGCGACGGGGATTGAGGCGGCTGCGGTGTGCCGCGAGGTGCGCCGCGCCCTGCCCACTTGGTCGCGCCTCGACACTGCGCGCAGCCGCGAGGAGGCCGCGACCTTCCTCGCGGTGCTCGACGCCGCCTGCCCGACCGGCGGCCGCTGAGGCCGCGCCCGGCCCGAAATGGCGCGGGTCCTTTTCAGGGGGGACCCTCGGTGGGGGGATAATGATCGCGGAATTTGATTTCTGCGTGGCTCAAAAAAAGGATTTCGTTTCGTATGGCCAGCCCTGACAGGCGTCCGATCGTCTCTGCGTCCTCGGTCGAAATGATCGCGGTCGACGCGCTGGCGCCATATGCCCGGAACAGCCGCACGCACAGCGCGGCGCAGGTCCAGCAGATCGCCGCGTCGATCCGTGAGTTCGGTTTCACCAACCCTGTTCTGATCGATCATGAAGCCGGGATCATCGCTGGCCACGGCCGTGTGCTTGCCGCGCGTCGCCTGAAGATGGAGACCGTGCCGTGCATCCGCTTGTCGCATCTCTCCGAGAGCCAGCGCCGCGCCTATGTCATTGCAGACAATAAGATTGCGCTGAACGCGGGGTGGGACGACGAGCTGCTGGCGCTCGAGCTCGGATCGCTGAAAGAGGCGGGCTTCGATCTCGGATTGACGGGGTTCTCAGGCGACGAGCTGACCCTGCTCTTGGGCGATATCGAGGCTGAAGGCTTGACCGAGGATGATGCCGCTCCGGACCCCGCGTCCGATCGGCACGTCTCTCGCCTGGGCGATATCTGGTTGCTTGGCGATCATCGTCTGATGTGCGGCGACAGCACTATTCTCGATCAGGTCGAGGCGCTGTGCGCCGGCGCGCTGATGGATTGCTGCTGGACGGATCCACCCTACAACGTCGCCTACGAAGCGAAGGCGGGGAAGATCGCGAACGACGACATGGCGGATGACGCCTTCAAGGCGTTTCTGTTGGACGCCTTCGGTTCGGCATGGGCGGTGATGCGCGAGGGCGCGCCGATCTATGTCGCGCATGCCGACACCGAGGGGCTCAACTTTCGCGGCGCCTTCGCTGCGGCGGGCTTCAAGCTGTCGGGCTGTCTAGTTTGGGTGAAGAACGCCCTGGTGCTGGGCCGATCGGATTATCAGTGGCGGCATGAGCCGATCCTCTATGGCTGGAAGCGCGGCGCGGCGCATCAATGGTTTGGCGGCCGCGCGAAGACCACGGTGATGCAGGCGGCCGACATGCCGATCTCGGTTGGCGCGGATGGATCGGTGCTGATCGAGAATGGCGGCGCGACCATCCGGATCTCTGGCGAGAACCTTCACGTCGAGGAGCTGGTGTCGTCGGTGATCCGCGCCGAGAAGCCACGGCGCAGCGCGGTTCATCCAACCATGAAGCCGGTGGGCTTGGTGCTGGGCATGCTCAAAAATTCAAGCCAGCGCGGCGACCTGGTGCTGGACCTGTTCGGCGGATCGGGCACGACCCTGATCGCCTGCGAGAAGATCGGCCGGCAGGCGCGGCTGATGGAGTTCGATCCGCGCTTTGCGGACGTGATCGTCAAGCGGTGGCAGGATTTCAGCGGGCGCGAGGCGTCTCTCGAGGGCGGGCTTTCATTTGCGGCCGTCGAAGCGGAGCGCGCGCCATGAGGGGCATAATCAAGAAGGGCGGCGCGCGTGCGCTTCGTGGCGCGACCGGCGGTGTTCGTGTCGTGGCGCACCGCACCGGCACTGCCGCGCATGTGATCGGCCCGCTCTCGCCTGGCGTGCGCGTGACCGGGATCACCGCGGGCCAGTTCAGCGCGATTGATGCTCTGGAGCACATGGTGCAGGAGCTTGGTCCTGCGGATGTGGCGGTGTCGACGTGGACCACCGGGATCTACGATGTCCAGCGCGCGCGGGCGCTGAGGGACAATGGCGCGATCCGCTCGCTGCGGTTTTTGCTCGATCGCGGCACGTTTGAGAAAAGCCCGAAATTCGCAGGCCCGCTGATCGAGGCGGCGGGCGTGGATGCGTTCCGCTGCGCCTCTGTCCACGCGAAGGTCATCATCGTCTCTGGCGCGCGCGGGTGCTGTGCGATGCGCATGTCGATGAACCTGAACAAGAACCTGCGGACCGAGCAGTTCGACATCGATGTCGATGCCGGCGGTGATGATGGCGATGTCTCGCGCTTCTACCTGCAATGGTTTGACGCGCTCTGGGAGGAAAGCGGCCGCAGCAACGACAATCGCTTCATCATGGAGGCAGTGTTCGATCGGTTCCTCAGCGAGACCGACGAGGGGGCGGGTTCGGCGCCCACCCCGGGGTTCGATCCGGATGGACTTGTGTTCCTGCAGCTGGAGGCGGAATGATGCAGAGCCGCAAATGGTCTGCGCTTGAGGCGCTGGCAAACGTGGCGATCGGCTATGTGGTTGCGGTGCTCGCGCAGCTCGCGATTTTTCCTGCGTTCGGGGTTCGGGTCGATCTGGGCGCCCATCTCGCGATCGGGGCTGCGTTCACCGTGGTCAGCCTGGCGCGCTCCTACGCCTTGCGGCGTCTGTTCGAGGCGGTCGGAGCGCGGCGATGAAGCCACCGACCCCTCCCACCTATCCTGTCGGCACGATCGCGAAGCTGTTGCTCCTGACCGAGCGGCGGGTCCAGCAGCTGACCAAGGAGGGCGTGATCCCGCGATCGGAGCGGGGCCGCTATGATCTGGCGTCGGCTGTTCAGGGCTACGTGCGATACCTGCAGGAGCGCAGCGTCGGTCAATCGTCGCGCGGGCCAGAGGCGGATTATCATGCGGAGAAAACCCGCAAGATCCGCGCCGAGGCTGATCTTGCGGAAATGGACGCGTCGCTGCGCAAGGGTGAATTGTTGGAGGCGGATGATGTGAGGCGGTCCTGGCGCGCGGTCATCGGCGTGATCCGCGCGCACCTCTTGGGCGCCACGCCTGCCCGGATTGCAGCGCAAGTGATCGGCCGAGAGTCCGAGCAGGAAATCAAAGAGATCTTGCGCAGCGAGATCGAGATGGCAATGCGGGGAGCGAGCGAAGGAGACATATCGGATGGCGGCGTTCAGTCAGGCGACCCAGCGCCTCGCGCGTGAGGTCCTTGCTGCATTTGCGCCTCCGCCGCGGCTGAAGCCATCCGAATGGGCCGAGCGTTCGATCTACATTCCGCAGGGCAACGCGATCCCCGGCCTGATCCGCTTCGACAATGCGCCCTACCAGCGAGAACCGCTGGACATGACGTGCGATCCGTTTTGCAGCCGCGTGACCCTGATGTGGGGCGCGCAGGTCGGCAAGACCATGGTCGGGCTCTGCGCGCAAGGGTTCCGGATCGACCAGAACCCGACCTCCCAGATCATGATGCAGCCCAGCCAAGGCGATCTGCAGACGTGGCTTGAGACCAAGTTCAACCCGATGGTCGATGCGAACGAGCGGCTCTCGGGCTTGATCGCCAAGCCGCGCGGCCGCGAGGGCGTGAACAACCAGCAGATGAAGTCCTATGTCGGGGGCTTCATCATGTTTGCCTGGTCCGGGAGCCCGAAGACCATGCGCGGTCGCTCCGCGCCTTTCATCTTGTGCGACGAGACGGATGGCTATGACCGCACGCAGGAGGGCCATCCGGTCAACCTTCTCTGGCAGCGCGCGGCGACGTTCGGCGACCAGCGGCTGCTTCTCGACATCTCCACCCCGACGATCAAGGGCGCGAGCTGGATCGAAAGCGCCTATGAGGCGGGCGACCAGCGCCGGTTTCATGTGCCGTGTCCGCATTGCGGGGAGCGGCAGCAGCTGCGCTGGGAAGGCGTGAGGTGGAGCAAGGCGGAGGATGGCGAGCACCTGCCCGACACTGCCGCCTATGCCTGCGTCGAATGCGGGGCGCTGTGGCGTGAGGGTGAGCGCATCGCTGCGATCCGCGCTGGGGCGTGGGTGGCGTCGCGTCCGTTCCGCGGCCACGCCAGCTACCACCTCTCCGAGCTCTACAGCTGCTTTCGCCCTCTGCGCGACATCGTTCGATCCTTCCTCGAGAAGAAGGCCGCGAACGACATGCAGACCTTCATCAACGTCTCGCTTGCGGAGACCTGGGAGGAAGCGGGCGCGCAGGCTGATGCGTCCGGGCTGATGAAGCGCACCGAAGAATATGCCGCTCCGGCGCCGCAAGGCGCCGCTATTCTGACGGCGGGCATCGACATGCAGGAGGATCGCCTTGAGGTCGAGGTGGTCGGCTGGGGCTTGGGCGAGGAAAGCTGGTCGATCGAGTATCAGGTGCTCTGGGGCGATCCGATGGCGGGCGAGGTCTGGGCGGCGCTGGACGATCTGCTGGCGCAGACCTGGCTGCATGAGAGCGGCGCGCATCTGAGCATCGTGTCGGCGTGCCTCGATACCGGCGGCCGTGCGGGATACACGCAGGCCGCCTATGAATATGCGCGCGGCAAGATCGGGCGGCGGGTGTTCGCGATCAAAGGCATGGGCGGCTGGGGTCGGCCGATCGTCTCAGCGCCGAGCCGCAAGAAGTCAGGCCGCCGCGGCCGTGCGATCGATCTGTTCATGGTCGGCGTGGATGACGCAAAGCTGATTTTGCAGCGCCGTCTCGGGGTTGAGATGCCGGGCCCTGGCTTCATGCATTTCCCGGCGGATCGAGAGCCTGAGTGGTTCCACCAGCTGACCGCTGAGCGGCTGGTGACCCGCTACATCAAGGGCTTTCCGGTTCGCGAGTGGCACAAGACGCGCGATCGCAACGAGGCGCTGGACTGCCGGGTCTATGCGCACGCCGCGCTGAAGATCCTCAACCCCAACATGGCGCGCTCTGTCGCGCGGCTGATGTCGCTGGAGCCTGCGGCCGCCGCGCCGGCTCCGCCAGCTGCAGCCCGACCGGGCCCGCCCGCGTCCGATCCAGTGCCGGGAAATCCGCCAGAGGATGCGGCACCGGCCCTGCCCGATGATGCGCCAACGCCGCCACCCCGAAAACGCGCCCCACGGGTGGACCCGCGCAAGCGCGCGCGCAAAGGCTGGGTGAATTCATGGTGAGGCTTTGGCGATCAATTTTCCTTCCGAGATCACCGCGGG